AATGTTTTTTACATCAATACAAAAAGTGTCTTGAAAAGTCGAAGATGAAATCCAATTCCTTTCATCTTAATCATTGTGATTATAATCGGCATATGTCTACAAATGATCCTGCGTATGGAATTTTAAAGTCCTACTTTGGGAATCAATTTGCAGAAGATTATATCCATAAATTTTTATTTTCAAATAAATAAATTATTAGTATATCTAAAGATGGAAAACATTCATCAACATATAAAACAAGATGAAAACCTTTTAGAGGATCCTACGATTTCACCTCAGTCACGTAGACACATTGAGAGTGAATTGCAGGCACTGAAGACTTATAAGGAAAATCATCCAAACGATGATCATGATCCTACACCACTAGAACTTTATTGTGATGAGAATCCTGAAGCACCTGAGTGTAGAATTTATGAAGACTGAGTGACACTTTTACAACTGGCACATATGGGGTTCTCAGGGCACTGGGAACCCTTTATAATATGTGTATATGCAATTCGGCAATGAAACACTTTCTTGTTTCCACTGTAGTCTTATTTGCACCAATGCCCATGGCGGCACAACAAGTGAATAACTTTGCAGTTTGTACCCAAAATCAAGAAGTCTACCGACCTGGTGGATATGATCGCTATGGAAATTACGTTCCTGGTGGTGTAAGTGTACAAACTTACAATGTTCCTTGCAATCTAGTGAATCAAAGTTATGTGCAACCGAATCAGTATTATGGTGGATATGGTTATTATGGTAGACCGACTAATCCTAACTGCAATCCTGTGAGAACTGCATTAGGTGCCACTTTAGGTGGTGCAATTGGTCGTGCTGCAGCAATGAATTATCCACAAAATTACGGTTGGGCAACAGCACTTGGGGCATCACTTGGAGGTTTGACTTTTGCCTGTTAAATGAAATATAATACTTTTGATCGCTTCCTTTTCATTCTGTCCTTCATTTGGTTTTCTCATTGGTCATGCAATCTTACCTTGAAATTACTGGATATGGTTTTCGCAAACGCCTCTGTGAGAATGTTACCATTTGGTTTTTAGATAAATTTCTACCACGCCATCAACTTGATATTCAGATTGTTCATCGTGGATTGAAGCGTGAAGGTGTGCTTGGATATTGTGATTTTACAGATGATTATAAGCGTCCGCGATCATTCTTGATTGAACTGGACACTTATATGGAAGATGAAATTTATATTAAGACTCTTTTGCATGAGTTAGTGCATTTGCGTCAATGGGTGAATGGTTCTTTAAAAATGAAGAGGAGTAAAATGTATTACGGTACTTGCAAAATTGAAAATTATGATTACATTGATCAACCACATGAGATTGAAGCACGACAGCAAGAATCTTTGCTCTATCTTCAGTATCTTTTGGATGTGGGTGTGCCAGTTCGACATGTGGCACACTACTTCCCCAACCGCCTGACGCAGGTAGTATGATATGTAAGTAATCAATGCACACCAATTTGATGAAGTTCAAGTATCCCATCATTGCTGCAGTTGGTTTTGCTATTGGATGGGTTGGATCTATTATTATTGAGAATAGGCAACCCAAAATGATCTATGATCATCCGACAACCGTAGAAGCATTTTGCAACTCTCAAGACTCTCAAGCAAAAATGCATCCTGATTGTAAAAAATAATGAAATTTACGACCGAACAACTGAAGATCATTTACAAAGCAGTTCGCAAGTATCAGATTAATGATGTGCCTTTAAACAGTAAGGCATATCAGGAATGTGATGCAATTCTCAACCTCATTTTCCCCACTCAATATCCATGAACGAGCAAGACTTTTTCGAGGCCCTTGAAGAACTTGAGGCAGATTTATTTGCACTTGCAATTGAAGAGAAAGCAGCGGAATTGGAAGTTACTGTGGACTACTATTTGATGGAGTTTGTATGAAAGAAAAAACCAAACTCATTCTTGCTATCGATCATGTTGATGCACTCACTCAACTGCTAGAGGGTAATGAATCGCAAAAGTTTCTCTATTCTCAGTTGACGCCAGTATTCTATGAACTGAAACGTCAATTGACCAATTGGCAATCCTCTGCTAAAATTATTGAGTCCTAAAGAACAAAAAATGAAGTATCTCTACATCGTTGACTATTGGGTTCCTTTTCCTTCATCTGAATATGGTGGTCTGATTAACCTAATCGCTTCAAACGACACGGAAGCATTTACACTGCTTTCTAATGAAGAACAATTTGATGATCAATACACGGAACGCATTATGGAACGTGTAATCAATGCTCAAAAGTTTGCTCTACAGGATGACTACGAGTCTGGTATTTTGGAGGCATTTACCACATGACACAACTATATCGTATTGAAGAATACTTTACAAATGGGTGGGAGTTGATTGATGAAAGTGCAGCAAAACTCACCAAAGAACAGTGCGACATCAAACTCAAAGAATACCTTGAAAGAGGGTTCAACCCAAACTATTTGCGAGCAGTTGCAGATACTTGAGTTTCCTCACCAAGCACCAGCAGGATACAGTTATGAATTCAAACCTTTCAAAAGAAACATTATTTCAATATGGTTGCTTAATCATCGTAAGTATGTTTACAATGGTGGTAGTTCAGTTCGCTGCATCTGGGGGTTCTACAACTCCAAAACAAACGCCTACTATGCACCAATCAACAGTTCAACGGTTGGTAGTGTAGTTCAAATCAAAGATACAACTCAATATTCTGCAATGCAAATCAAACAAAATCCACTCATCTCAGCATTTGTATGAGTTACATTCCAGAAATCAATCATTATGTAACCTGGTCAAATGGTGTTGAGGGGTGGATTTATTTTAAAGGAAATCAATATATCACCATAGAAGCATCAGTTCGACCAAAAGATGTAGAAAACTACAAGGCAGCACCAATTCATGCAAACGAACGTCTGTTGGTCGTTTGTTACAAAGAACAGTGGAAAGAACTCACTTATGTAAAATCAAGAAATTCAATTTATGAAGAATAAAAATGCATGGAGGTGGTGGGCAAAGGCACTTGGTGAAAAAGCATCCAAGTGTGATCGTGAATCTGATACTGTTGCAATCATTCGCACGATTATTTTTGCAACGTATTTGATTACAAATGCTTTCATTGTCGCTGGTGTAATTCGACACTGGAACGACGACTCTCAAATTCAAATCTTTATTAAAAATCCCCATGAAGTACCAAGTAATCTACCTGAAAGACAAAAAGAAAAGCAAGTCCAAGCAAGTGGCAACTTTCTATAAACTTGAAGATGCGTCAATGTGGGAAAAGCATGTCATTGCACAGGGATGTTCAAATGTAGAGGTTGTGCCAGTTTTCTAAGTGGCACTCCACTGCTTTCAACCTGATCAAAATCCTTTATAATTCATTTGTTGTCAAGGAGGAATTCTTTGGATCCCGCAATGATTGAACTGACCGAAGACAACTATTGTGATCAAAAACCAATCACAATGGAGTTTTCATTTCATGAGCATGACTTTCTCAACGAAGTTCTGAATCATGCAATTGAAACTTATGATTTTGTTGGATTTTTTGAGATTGATATGCTGCCAGATGATTCAGAAATCAAACGAAAGTATAACATGCTGATGGACATAAAACAGCGTTCTCATAATCTTTGGATGCACCGCTTTGATAATCCTCCTTATAACAATAACTGATTATGAAATTCACTGATCTCAATTTCCAACCACACCCCATTGGTTCTGGTATTCAAGCAAAACACATCTTCTCTAACGGTTATGGAGTAAGTGTTGTTCGCTTTCCTGGTTCATATGGTTACGAGGATGATCTATATGAAGTGGCAGTAATCAAAGGTAACGAAGATGACTATGTTCTATGCTATGATACTCCTATCACTGATGACGTTATGGGTCATCGTGATGAGCGGGACATAGAAATCATTATGGAAGAGGTAGAGGCACTCTAATGGCACAATTTAATGTTGGTGATATTGTCACCAAACTGTATGGTAAAACTCCTGCAGAGATTATTTCTAAGGGTTGGAGAATTGACCAATGGCAATGTCGGTATCTCAAATCCAAACAAACCTTTTATGAAGATGATACCTGTCTAAAACTTTACGAAGGAGAAACTGACGAAATGGCAACTGACACTAAGACCCTGTATTCATTCACAAAAGAAGATGGTACTGTTGCATACGGTACTCATATTGGCACCAACAGTCAAAACCAATACCTGATTGAAGAAAAGGGTACTGGAGCAATTCATGTCTTTGACAAGAGTGCTCTGGAGGAAGTCGTACCTTATACCTTCAGTGCCAAGATGGGCAACAGTGAAAATCATTATGTTGGAACTCCTGGTGCTCTGAGTAAAGGTGATGTTCTACTCTACACTGGTTCTAGCACTCCTCAGATTGCTGTGGTGACTGGTATTGACACCAAGAACAAGAGTGCTCGTTCCAAGTTCAAGGGTGCCAAGATTGTAACTGAAGCAATCTGAGGACAGTTCCTAAAGTATCACAGGGGGTCTTCCGCGACCCCTCCTGATGCCCTATAATAACTTCAGTTCAAACAAACAAATGCCTTCCAAAAACGGTTACACTATTGTTGAACTCATAATCACTATTGTTTTCATTATGGTGAGTTTGGGAGTTGGTCTTACTATCTTCACTGCCATCAAAAATGGTAGTAGCATCGTTCCCAACAAACAAGAATGTCTGAATGCTGGTGGTAAATGGTCTGAAGGCATCCAGTATGGTCGCATGACTCAACTCTGTACTTACAACTGATGTAAAATGGTTGCTCGTATTCTTGGTGTTGGAACAGGTGTATTTCTAATCCTGCTCATTCTTCTATCAAGAGGTCTTCCTGTCTTGTTTTTCATCAAGATGTTACCTCTGATTCTTCTTCTCATCGTTGCGGCAGCACTAATATATGCTGGCGTAACTTCTGACTGATTCTTGTTCTTTACCCTGAAATTTATTATGTCTACTGGCAAACTGATTCTTGGTGGTACTGCTGCTGCTCTGGCACTGCTGATTACTGCTGGTCAATTCACTACCATCAGCACAGGTGAGAATGGTCTCTATGTGGGATTTGATGGTCAGGTGAAGAATGAAGTGCTGACGCCTGGTATCAAATACGATGGTTTCGGTTCTATCAAAGTGTTCAACACTCGTAAGATTACCGTGACCGCAAATGATCTGCGTCCTAAGACTAAGGACAATACGATTATGAAAGAAATGGATGTGACTGTGACTTACAGCATCAATCCTACCTCTCTGTATGAGTTCTATACGAACTATGACCTGAGCAACCACGCTATTGGTGAAGGCGGTCAAGTTCAACTGATGTCCAGTTATATCTCCCGCCTGATTACTTCTTCGGTGAACCAGTCGGTTGATGAGTTCCCTGCTCTGGAAGTGAACAGCAAACTGGAGCAGATTCAGGATACCATCAAGACCAACCTGACTGAGGCACTGAAGAAGAATGGATTGGATGGTAAGATTACCATTGATTCCATTATCGTTGGTAAAGCAGATCTGCCCGATGATCTGGTTGCTTCCGTGAACCGTGTGGTTGCTGCTCAATCTGCGAATAAAGAACAGGAAGTGAAGACTCGCACTGCTCAACTGAAAGCAGAAGAGAACAAAGCACTTGCTTCGACTGTTACGACTCAATCGCTGGAATATCAGCGTAATGAGATTCTGAAAGCAGCATTCCAAAATGGTTCGATTCAAAAGATGGTAATCATCAATGGTGCTTCTATGGACTTCCTGCCCGGTGGATTCAGTGGTAAGTGATGTTTAACTTCATTTCTGGTACAATCTTCGGTATTATTGTTGCTACCATTGGTTTTGGTCCTGTTGCTAAGACCCTGGATGGTATGATGCTCAATATCCAGAAGACAGCATCTGAGATGAATCGTCCAGAATTGCCTCCACCAGTGTACCAGAAATAGAACTGTCACATGGGGCATCTTGGTTAGTTGGGGTGCTCTTTATAATAAATAATGATGCTTATGTGTCGCAACTAAAGCAACATTGAGGGGTAGAAATGCCCCTCTTTTAGTATAAATACCACTGCGACATATAAAGCAGAACTATGATAAATCCTAACAGGTTTTATACTTATGCTTACTTGCGTAAGGATGGAAGTCCTTATTACATAGGTAAAGGAACTAAAAATCGTGCATATAATAAACATCAAGACGGAATAAACCTACCAAAAGATAAATTCAGAATTATATTTCTCAAACAAAATTTAACTGAAGAAGAAGCATTCAAACACGAGAAGTATATGATTGCCGTGTTTGGTAGGAAAGATTTAGGCACTGGTATTCTTTATAATAGAACTGATGGTGGTGAAGGAGCAAGTGGAATAGTCTTCAGTGAAGAACGTAAGAAAAGAATTGGTGAAGAAACTAAAAGAAAATGGGAAACTGGAGTATTTACTGAATGTAGTTATGAAAAATGGAGTAATGCAGTTAAAGGTGAAAAAAATCCAATGTATGGAAAAACTCATACCGAAGAGTCTAAAGAAAAAATAAGAAATACTCATATAGGTAGAATATGGAGTGATGAATTAAAATTAAAAAAAGCAAACTCTATGAGAGGAGATGATAATCATTTTTATGGCAAAAAACACACTCAAAAGACTAAAGACAAAATAATAAAAAGACACTATAAAATGTGGAGATTTATATCTCCAACTGGTGAAATTGTGGAGGAATATACTACCTTACGAAAATTTTGTGAAAAGTATTCGTTAGACAGAAAATCTCTACACAATGTAATTAATAGAAAAGCATCTAACCATAAAGGATGGACGGTCGCTGAACTGACACAGGACCCCTTGCGGTCCTCCTGACTTTGTGCCATACTATAAGTATCAAAGAAACACATCCAATGCAAAATTTGCATCAAAATCATTTTGAAGATTATCTGCTGACGGGTGACTTTCGTGCCCTAGATGCTATTCTTGGAGACTTTCATCTTTCAACCAAAATTGACGGTTCTCCAAGTATTGCTTTTGGTACTAATCCTGCGACTGGTAAGTTTTGTATATCCACTAAATCTGCATTTAATAAAGTAAAGATTAAACTTTGTCATTCTCATCAGGAAATTGATAATCTCTTTGATGGACAAGTTGCAGATATTCTACACGCTTGCTTTGATTATCTTCCTCGCACAAATAAAATTTTTCAATGCGATTTTCTGGGATTTTCTGGATCAGATGAGTATACTCCCAACACCATCACCTATAAGTTTCCAGAGATAGTTTCTCAGAAGATTATTGTATCTGTTCACACTGAGTGGGCAACAGAAAGTGAATTAAAAGATGCTTATGTGGTAGGTTCTGCCCCTCAACTTGAGAGTGATGATTGTGTTCTATTTGTTGATAATACCGCTCACTTAATTGCAGAACGTGATGACTTTGTAGAAATAGTTTCGTTCATTAAGCAAATGGGAACTCTTGTGGAGTTTGCAACTCCTAAGGAATCGAAAGAGATTCAGAGACAAATCAACTCTGCAATTCGTGAGGGTCGTGATATCAATCCTAATGAGTTTGAGAATCCTGCCCTTATTTCCCTCTGGAAACTTGCTGAAAGTGTGAAACTTGACTTTCTACATTTCTGTCGTTCTGATAATTCCCCAGATTCTTACCTAAATGGTGAACGAATCAATCAAGAAGGATTTGTTCTTCGAAGTGATGAGATCCTTGTAAAATTTGTCAATCGCCGTCTGTTCTCTCATGCAAACTTCAACAAAGTGAAAGCATGGGATAAATAAAAAGAAAAACTATGAAGACATTCTTCCAGTTTTCTGAGGACGTTGCAAAAAGAAGGCAGTATGAACTGACTCGTCATGAAGACGACATGTATCAAACACCATCTCAAAAGTTACAGAATCCAAGACTCACAAAACTGAGAAGGTATCTTAATCGTGAAGTTGGAAAGTACACAGTTTAAAATTTTAATTTCTTGACAATGAACACTATTAAATTCATCGCTTACAAAACTGATTCGCAAATTTGGGCATTTGATCATGAGCACAATAGCACAATTGCTGAACCGTTATGTAATGGGACTGAATCAGTAATTGATGAATATTTTGAATTATTTTCAAGTAGAAAACCAAAGGTTGGTGATGAAATTGAAATTATAGCAAGTATTGAAGAATTAAAAGAATCTGATACTATTCTTTCATTTCAAAAAACTGATAATGAAGGAACTACTTATCTTGACATGGTTTTATTTGAAAATGTTTGGTTATGTCCTTGGTTGCAATCATATTTTGGATTCATTCCATCTGAATTGTATATTAAACTTACGCCACTTAACAAAGGATTAAAAAATATTAACAAGAACTATTCAAATCCTTTTGCTAAATATTTAAAAAAAGCAAAAGATGAAAACATTTCAGGAGTTTCTTGAAGAATCTGCTCTCGCAAGATTAGCACTTAGAGGTGCTAAAGTAGCATCAAAAGTAGCAAAAACTGCTGATGGTGGTCGTAGAATTACGTCTGCAGCAAGAGTATCAAGAAATGTAAGACCAAGTACGACGATGAGTCGTGTTGAAAGAGGAGAAACTTGGAAGAGTGTAGGAGATAAGCAAGTTAAAACTGCAGAAATTAATCCAAAGTCTAATTTTTTTGATTCCAATAAACAAAAAGAATACAGAAGACGTGTTTCATATTGGGGCAATAAGGATGCAACATCTATTTCAGGTGCTGACCCTAGAAGTCGCAACATTACAATGGCAAGATCTGCCGCTAGAAAAGCAGGGTTTAAGGGTGGTGGAAATAAAAATCGCGTAGACTTTAATACAAGTAATAAAAATTATACAACTTATCCGACAGATAAGTATCCAGACGGATTTGCTCATCCAAAAAGCAATACTCAGGTTGATACTCAAATCGAAACTCTACCATCAGGTAGAGTAGCAGCGGCAAGATCAATTGGATCAAAACGACCTGAACCAGTTAAAAGACCGAAAGCATCTTTAGGAACTTTTTATCGCACACAAAGAAGAGTTCCATCAACTAATGAGATTGCAAGAAATATGAAAGAACTTCGTCGTCGCATTGTGAAAACTGGTGGAAATGAAAGGCAACCAGTTCATAAAGTTGATTTTATTCAAAGATCTGATGCAACTTTATATAAAGGTGAAATGGATAAGTATGCAATGAAGAGAGGTAGAAACTTCGTAAAGGCACAGAAAGATCTTGCAAAAAATTTAGAAAAAGCAGGAGCACAAAAAGGTGATATTATTAGTGGACAACCATCCCCAATGATGTCTGGGGAAAATCCACAACAAGGAATTAAGCAAAGAGAGAAAATGTATGCTCGACGTTTTGGTAGAAGAGTTCAACCATTAGATCCAACTGGTCGTGTAAGAGGAATGATTGGTGCAGTCGGTGGCGATGTCAAGTAGTTACTGACACTTTCACAACTGACATAAGATCTTTCTTCAATTCAAATGATGGTGCTATAATAAAAATATATCTTTAGTAGTTTTATGCCAAAAACTCTTAACTTAATCGCTTACAAAACTCAATCGGGTATTTGGGCATTTGATCATGAACATAATGACACTATTGCTGAAGCATTATGTAATGGAACTGAATATGCAATTGACTGGTATTATGAATTAATGACTAAAAAACAATCTAAATTTGAAGATAAAATTAGTTTTTATTTAAGCACCGATAAATTTAATGATGCAATTACAAAAATTAATTTAATTAAAACGGACGAGTTTGGATCCACATATTCAGATGACCTTTCTGGTATGAGTGTATGGTTATGTCCCTGGTTGCAGGGTTATTTTGGATTTGTTCCTGATCGAATTTATGTAAGTTGTGAAGTTATAAATGAAATTAGTGAGCAAGAATTGGATGATATCATAGAAACCTTAGGTATAAATAATTTAAAAGACATTTTTATATGAAAACCTTTAAAGAGTTTATTCATATTGCAGAAAGATATTATGAACCAGATGAACCTTTACCATCTGGAAAGACACCGTATGGTAAAGCAACGTCTTCTTATTATCGACAAAAGGGTGAGTATTTTAGAGGAGGAAGACAAAATCCTCAACACTTTGATAGAATAATAAAACAAGTGCAGAGAAGAAATCAAGAAGTCAGTCGTGGTGCAAATAATCCAAACTTTAATTTACGTCCAGATAAAAGTGGTCGATATGATGTATCTGGAGAAGGTCCAAGTTATATGAGAGTGCGTGATCAAAAGGGTGACGTTGAAATGAGAATATATCAAAAAAATCAAATCTCTCCAGACAAAAAACCAGTTTATGATGTTGAATGGAGTAATTATTCAATGAAACAAAAACATAATCCAGGAGAGGCAAGAAGAGTTGTAAGAGATGTTACAAATATGTGGAGAAATCAAGTTGCTCCACGAATTCCAAATAATTCAGTTTTAACAAATTTCCCACTTTCCAATGATACAAGTGATCGAAATACAAGATCAAAACTATATTCAAGCGTTGCAGGTTTTGGAAAAGTTGGATCTCTTGGAAGACAATATGCTTCCGTAAATCGTCCACCATCACGAAAACAATCCGAAAAAGGTGTTCAAAGAGTTACACCACTTTCTGGAGATCTTGAAACAAGTTATGCAAATAGTAGAAAAATTGATGATCTTAACGCAGAGAGAGCACATAAACCTAAATTAGCATGGTCAAACAAAGTTGAACCAAGAAAGATTGCTCCTGCAAAACCATCCAGACCAAGTGCAAATGCTGCTATTAAAGCATTAAAAAATACTTCACCTATTACTGCACCAAGTATTCCAAAACCAATCACTCCAAAACCAAAACTCTCAAGTAGAATCAAATCAAAACTTTCAGGATCTCTTTCCAATACCGGATCTGCATCTAATACGAGATCATATACTCCTGGAGCGGGTGGAAGATTTGGAATTGGTGGAGTTGGACTCGCAGACTGACACTTTTACAACTGTCACAAGACCCCTCCCCCTGCCCCTCCAATACCCCTATAATACAGAGGTAATCGGAACACACCTCTGATGATTACGGACACCACTCAAGACGCTCAGATGCGTCGCTCCATTCAGAACGCTATTCTGAACACTGATCTCCAAACTCTTCAACGTGTCGCTTATGAGCAGCAATGTGAAATGTTTGGTCTAAACCCTGACGGTTGGAAACTTTACCCTGAGGACTGAATCATGACTTACAATGTTTTAGTTACAGAAACACGAACTTGTCAATTGACATTTGATACAAAAGAAGACGCACTTGCAGTAAGTGAACGAATCAATCGTACTGATGAATTGAAAGATTCTGAATTCAATGAACACATTGAATGGATGTATAGCATACTTCCAGATTGGGAAGTTGAAACTATTGCTGAGGTAACTGGCATTGACAAGCAACACTGGGATGATCTGTATGCTCGTCTTCATGATGCCTACACAGAATGTCTGAAGAATCACAATTCAACCTATGAACAGAAACTTGCACAAGTTCTGGATCATATGATTGAAAACAAAAAGTATCTCTACATCCGATGATACAAGATCAATTGATTCGCAGTATTGAACAACAACTTGAGAATCTTGCACACTTCGATGATGAACTTGCTTATGATTATGAGTGTGATCTGTATTATGCAGATAAGATTAATGAACCAATTGTCGAAAAGTTCACTCCCGAACTTTTAGAAGAACTCACTCAACTTGTTTATGAATTAGACAATTAAAACCATGAACCTCTACATCATCAACAGTGTTCTCTATGATTACACTCCTGGTATGTGTGTGATCGCTGCTGAATCCATGCCTCATTGTGAATCTATCTTCATGACACAGTTTTCTTCTGATTATAGCAGGGAAAAACGACAAAAAGAGTTTAATGAAGCACCAATCAAAGTAATTGAAGGTGTCAATCATTCTGCTGGTGTTGTGTCTTATGTTTATGGTGGAGGTTGATGATGTTTGCTTTTCCTCCTTCCTTCTGGACTGATGAAGAACTCAAGGATATTCCAGATTCTGATATTTCTGCCGAAATTGCAGAT